TGTTGTAGGTGGTTCGTATTCTGCCGTCATTGTCCACCTTCGTCTTCAGCACCCCGATCTTCTTCGTCAGCTCGGAGATGACGTTGAGGTGCGCGATGATTGGCCGAGCGATCATGTACTCGTAGAGTTTGTCCCGGGCTCCGCGGTCGGCGGTGACCTTGCCCCTAAAAGTGACAGGTGGGAGCTGGAGCTTTTCATAGAACAGGACCTGGAGGTCACCGGGAGAACGAGGGTTAAATCCAGGCATCCCCACCCCGTCGAGTACAATTCTCTCAAGCTGACGTTCCAGACGGTCAATTTGGTCATAGAACTCATCAATCACCTCTGCCTTTCGTGGCTGGTCCACGAGACACCCGCGCAGGGACATCTCGAGCACGGGGCCCTGAAGCGCTCGGCTGAAGTCGTAGGTCGCCTGGGTCTCCGGGCCGAGTTGGGGGATACATTCGTCCCAGACCATGCGGGTGGCGAGGACGTCGGTGCCGTTATAAACTTGGTCGAGCTCCCATTGGGAGTCGAGTTCATGGGGCATCACGAGGTCGGTGCGGATTATTTTGGCCATCAAAAGCAATCGCAGAAGGGGTTAGAGCACCCGCCTGGGATGCCGCAATCGTATGGCTTATTTGTCTCGTCCGATGGTTTCGGTTGTCTTTCGTTCGACTTTCCAGGCACCCCAATCGGTGTAGATGGAACCAAGGTACCCAAGTCCTTTGAGAGATTCTGGCTGGAGGGCGTGGTGTAGGAGCATGGTGTCCTCTGCGGCTCCGTGGACGGGGATTCCGTACTTGGCCCAGAGGAAGGCGATGTCGTAGAGTCCGTTTTGGAAGAGCTTGGGGATGTAGGGGTTGCTGAGCACAGCGCGGATAAGAGTCCAAGCACGGGCTTCGTCCGCTCTAGTCGCCCAGTAGCTTCCGCCCTTTGTTCTGGGGTCATCGAATGGAATAACGATAGCAATCTCTGCGGATGGTGCAAATCCAATACAAGTGATGCGTGATCCAGACGTTTCAATGTCGACAGAAAGTAGGTCACATCCGCCGATGAAACGTTCGGTAAATTCGAGGATATCGTCGAGGGTTGGTTCAATCCAGATTTCACAGCGAGGTCTCCTGATGTCGGGGTACTCGGCTTCGCGCTTCGCTTTGCGTAGGTCCACAATCACCGTGGGTCGGTTGTCCCATTGTCGGAACAGCGAAGCTGGGTGATAAGTAGGTAGGAACTTGTAGCCTGTAACGCAATGAGTAGTAAGGTGGGTAGTACCACGGAGCTTACCGACGCCAGTCCGACCACATAGAGCCCAAAGAGCAGTGTTGCCCAGACCAATGATGAGGTTAGGATCGAGGCGAAGTATTTCGTCAGCAAGGCGGTCAAGTTCGGGCTCGAACTCGGTGCGGACGTACTTCGAGGGGAGGAGTGCGGGGTAGCTGGGGATGCCGTCAGCTCGACTACCACAGAACCACTCCAGCCGATTAGCTGGGGGATGGATTTGAAACACATTGGTGCGGTAAACCTCTGTGTGCAATTTCCATATGGAGTCAATGGACCTTGGGTCACCACGGCGGTAGTAGTCCCCGATGAGTCCTTTATCGTTGCCAGTAAGCGTAATGATTCCACTTTCATTGAGTAACCTCAATAGTTCCACGCCGCTGGCGCCGACGAAGCTGGAGTTGATCCGGTGCTCCTCGGCGCCACGGGCTTCGCCGACGATGACGATGGGTTTATCGGTCACAGGCATTGGACCCGAGCTTGGCGTAGCCCGCGATGTCGTCCCAGTGGTCCTGGACTTCGGGGTGCTGGATGAGCCGGGCGAGCTTGAGGAAGATCATATTCACCGCGAGGCGTTGCTCGTCGTTGAGGAAGGCGGTGCCGCGAGCTTGGTCGCACATCAGCTGCCACACCCGAGCGTTCTCCTCGAACTTGCCGTGGGTGGATTGGCGAGTGGTGAGGAGGGGGGTCTGGTCATCGGCCAATTCGGCTATCTCCGCTTCGAGGTCGGGAACGAAGTCGCGGACGGAAAGGGGTCGTTGCATGGGGGGTGCTCCTAGGGTGGGTGAGGGGGCAACGCGCCCCCTCAGGTGGTGGCGTTAGTCCGCCTTCATCACGCGCTTGACCTCGGCGAACACTTGCTGACCGTCCTCCGAGGGGCGGTGGCCGACGAGGATGCGAAGGCTGGCGTTGGGGGTTTCGTCGAGGGCAGCGCGGATCGTCTTCTCCTCGAGTTCGATCCCCATCGCGGTGAGTGCGTCGGTGAGTCGGAACATGGCGTCGGGGGTGGTGTAGTAGGTGTCGCGGATGGAGCGGTCGGAGAGGGCGACCTTCTCGCCCTTGGAGTTGGTGAGGAGTTCGGCGAGTTCGTCCTCATCGACGTCCTCCCCGGCTGCTTGGAGGATGTAGGTGAAGCGGACGAACGGGGTCCGCTGCTTCGAGCTGACGCCGTGCTCGGGCATGCCCTTGACGAGGACGTCGTAGGTCCCGGCCGGGAGCGGTTTTGGGCGTTCGACTTCATCGGCGCGCTGGTCGAGGATGGATTCGAAGGAGGTCTGGGTTGCGGTGTTCATAGGGTGTGTTGCTTTCAATTGTTGTGTTAGGTACGGGGAGTGCCGTCTGCATTGCGTGTGATTGCTACGTTTGCCCACATAGCACACTCACGCAGCTTGCGGATGAGATAGGTCTTATCAGGTCCATCAGGAATGAAACTGTCCATTCCAAATACAAGCTCCATGAATTTGCTGCGGACTACAGCCATGTCCTCCTTCTGCTTATCGGTGGGTTGAAGATAGTTGAATGTGGACTCATGCATCTGTGTCATGAACGCCTCTGTAAGGTGACCGCTTTGGGACGTTCAGCCTTCGCTGGTGGGTCACGTAACACAGCGAAGAATTCGGCGAGGCCAGTGCTGAGATCGTACGACTCCTTCATCTCAAATGGCTTCGTGTTCTTGAGGTCGAACATATTGGTCGCGGCGGTGCGGATTGTGCGCTTACCGGATTTGTTCTCGCATTGGGCCCAGTGGTTGAAGTACCGTGGGATCGTGGGGCCGAGGGCGGAGCCGATGGCGTTGGGGTAGCCCTTGTTCCGGCCGTCGTCGCCGGTGGAGTAGCGGACGTGCGAGGTGACGATCACGTTGCACTGGAAGTTTTCGGAGGAGAGCAAGGCGAGCATGGACTCGACCTGTTGTTGGGCTGCGTAGAACCAAGTTCGAGGTTCCTTTGCGCCTGGGTTCATCGCTTGTGCCCAGTTGTAAGCGGCGTCAGCAGCAAAGGACATGGAGTCGACGATTGTGATTACATCAGGGCCCCATTCACCGGGCTTGCCCAGGTCTACGTCGTCGTACTTCCACGCGTCGAGCATCTTCATCATGTCGACCCACGCACGGGGCTTATCGGTGACGACGCCTGCATTGGCGGTTTTGTACTTGTCGCGGAGAGTGCGGAACTCCACGTTGTCGACGAACTGCGGGCACTCACGCATGACGAAGGTCTTGAGTGGGTCAAGCCCGTTGTCCATGTCGAGGATACGGAGCTTGTACCCGGCCTTGACGAGGGAGGCGAGGGCGCCGGATTTGCCACTGCCGCTGTCGCCGGTGAGGAGGAGCTTGGTGAATTCGTTGGATTGGTGGTCACTCAGTTTGGGCATCAACAACTCCTCGTGCAAGTTCGTCGATAATGGTCTTGAGCGCAATGTCGGCGATGTGGTAGAGGGTATCATCATCGAAGCTTGCGCCAATGACTGGATCATCAGCGATTGCGTTGACGATCTTCTCTCGCAGTGGTTCACCTAATGCCATCAGTGTGATCCTCGGTCATAGAATGGGTTGGCAGCGGTCTCTAGTCGGTCGAGTTTGTCGAAGGTGGCCCTCAGATACTGATCTCGAACCTGCGGGGAACGAGAACAGACTTCTCTGAACTTACAGCCTCCAAACTTATCGCACGATGTATCGTTCTGGGGCCAGTAATGGTTGGTTGCGTAGGTCTCGGCTGTATGAAGCCAATACCGCAAATCCACCAACCATTCGTCAAGTTGATCGTCAGTGCGATACGTAAAGCCTCGCTGAAATGCGTTCGGCTTTTCAAGCAAGACTTGCGCCGCATCGATAATCACTCCCTTGATCGGACTCTTGAGCATGATCTTCCCAGCGAGGGTGTAGAGGGTCATTTGGTTCGATGGGGAGAATTGGTTGAAGTAGTAGGTGCCGAGGGTGCTGAGGCTGGTCTTTCGGTCCATGACGTAAAGGTGGTCGGCGTAGTTTACGACACGGTCGAGGTGGCCGGAGAGGAGGTAGGGCTGATTGGCATTGCTACCATCTTCGTGCTGCATGATCGCACCGCTCGGCCCCCAATCCAGCTCGAACCGGAAGCTTAGTTCGACCGCGGGTCGGCCGTCGTCGAGGACGTACGTTTCAGCAGGGTCATCGATGAAATGATCGAGATAATCAAGAACGAGGCCGACAATAGTCTCCCGATTTTTGTACTTTCCAGCGCGACCGTTGCGGTCCACAATCCAGTTGTAAACCCGAGACTGTAGGGATTTGA